TCGCGTCTTCGTAAAGCCGCCGATCGGTGTCCGATGGCGTGCCGCGGCGAGCCTTCAGCTTGTAGTTCGCGATGTCCAAGAGAAAGGAGTTGAGTAGCGACGAGTCCGCGTTGGAGAGCGGCACCGTGTAGCCGCCGCGGCGCGCGTACCCGTTCGCCAGATCCTTCACCACGTCCAGAATCCAGTCTTCGACATCCGAGTCCGTCACGCCATCCGGCGGCACGGTGTCGTCGGTCAGCTCGATGTAGAGCGTCGCGCCGCCGACCCGCGCCTGAAGTTCTTCGGTCGTGATGTATGGCTCGGCCACAGATTAGTCCTTCATCGGCTGGATGATGAGATTCGGATCGGCGAGAGCCTCCTGGACATCTCCGTGTGTCCAGCCGAGCTCTTCTGCCGTGAAGATTCGCTGGCCGTCGCGCGTGAACGCACGGCCCTTGAATTCGTAGGTCTGCCGGTTGCCGCCAGGTGTGATGCGGACACGAGGAGCGCCGCCAGGGAGACGAACGTCCGGCGGCGCCTCGGTTGTCTTGGAAACAGCTTTCGACGGTTTCTCGATTGGATGCGAAACGGGTACCGGGACCGCCTTTTTCCTGGCGGCCCCAGCAGCCTTTGAACGAGAGCGAGTCTTGGGAGTCACCGAACTACGTCACGGCCGCGCCGAATGCGCACTGCCAAGCAGCGTACCCAGCGTTGCTGCGCAGATCGACGCCCCAGCGAAGCTCGTTCAGCATGAACAGGTTGTCGTCGCGCATGTCCACCTTCGGCACGATGCGCGCCGGCTGGCGCTCTTGGTAGACGAGCGCCGGCATGAGCTGAGTCGTCGCGAACAGATACCAGTTGTTCGCGTCGGTCAGCCACGGGTTGACGAGCAGATCCGCCGAGCCGCGCCAGACGTTCGTCACCCCGGAGGCGTCCGCCGTGCCGGCGACGACGATGTCCGCGTTGAGGATCGACCGGGCCATGCCCTCGAGCGCCGGCGGGACCATGAGCAGGTTCGGGATGATCCCCAGCGGTTCGCCCGAGTCGTTGGTGAACGCGCCCATCGCGGCACGCGCGGCGGCGTAAGAGGTCGCCGAGAGCGCGGTCGTACCCGTGTTGCTGCCGACCGTGCTGCCCATCGGATGGTCCGTGTCGAAGAAGTACTGCCCGTCGTAGCAGTTCGTTGCGAACCCGGCCTGAATCAGCGTCGTGATGAGCTTGTCCGGGAAGACGCCGGCCGCGCGCCCGAGCTTCTCGGCTCTCGGGTAGAGCGCCGCGACGTCGGAGTCCGCGACCTTGTCGGCGTTGATCGACAGCGTGCCCTCGAAGTGCTTGTTGGTGATCGTGAAATCCTGAGTCTTGAGCTGCTTGATCTGGCGAGCTCCGATCCACTCCTCGATCGACGGCCACATGTTGTCGAAGGGGTAGATCTCGAACGCCTTCGACGATGGAATGATCTCCGCGACGCGCGGGTAGAACGATTGGGCCGCGTCGAGTCCGGCTGCGAATCGACCGTTGACGCCACCTGAGATCTGGGCAACGACGGCCGGTGAAATCGTGGGCATTGCTCTCTCTCCTTCCTTTCCTATCTGTTAGGCCAGTGCGTTGTCCTGAATGAGCACGAGCGGAAGACCCGCATCGGTGAAACCATGGACGATCCCGGCAACAACCGAATCGGTCGAGGTCGCGCGGACGGTTTCGTCATCCTCGACATAGCAAGGGGCGCCGATCAACGCCGCCGTGACCTCGTCGCCGACCTTGTTCTTCATCGCGAAGACGCCGCAGCGCACCACGATGCTCCGCGCTCCGTCCGCGCCGCCCGTGTTGTCCACCTTGTAGCCGGGAGTCAGCAGAGTCGCACCGACAGACTGCCCGCTCGCTGCCTGATCGGCGAACATCTCGAGATCGGCTACGCCGAGCGGCCGCAACGTCGTCGATGCCGGCGCCATGTAACCGTTCGCGTCCGGGCCGACGGCAGCGCCGTGGAAAATGATCGCGTCTGCGGCCACCCCGGCCTTCCGCAGCGGTGGAACCGTACCCTCTCCCAACATGACGATGGGCCGAGGTGCTGAAAGTGCCATGTCTATCCCCCCCCTCCCTTACGCGAGCGCGTTGTCCTGGATAAGCACCAGAGGCAATCCCGCGTCGTTGAAGCCCTGCAGAATGCCGGCGATCACGCTTCCCGCAGCAGTGGCACGCACGGTCTGGTCATCCTCTACGCTCACGGGACCGCCGATGTGCGCGGCCGTAACGAGATCCCCGCTCTTGTTGTTCATGAGGAAGACGCCGCCGCGGACCACGCACTTGCGCACACCGGAGGAGATGCCCGTCGTGTCGATCTTGTAGCCTGGAGTCGGAATCGTCGCGCCAGTGGCCTGACCGTTCGATGCTAGGTCGTTCCACATCTCGAGATCGACCACACCGATCGGTCGGATCGCAGTCGTTGCCGGGGCGATGTAGCTGCTGGAGATGCCCACCATCGCGCCGTGGTAGACGACTTTGTTCGTCAAGACTCCCGCGGCACGGATCGGCGGGACCGTGTCCTCGCCCAACATCGTGATCGGCCGAGGAGCGCTGAGCGCAGCCATTCGTTACCTCCCTCCCTTCAGGAGCTTCAGGAACTCCTGCTTTCCCTTGCGGTAGTTCTCGATCGAGAGTCCCGCGAGACGCGCCGCTTCCGCGTCGTCCTCGTCGTGCGGATTCGTCTTCTTCGGATCCTCCGTCGCCGGAGGAGCTGCGGCGGGCTGGAACTGCACCGGCATCGTCGCCAGGCACTTCTCGAACTCCGCCGAGTCGCGCTTGGCGAACTCTGTCGCCCACGCCTCCATCGCCGGCGTGATCTTCCCGGCCGCCTTGCCCTGCCTGATGAGCTCGTCGGCCTTCGCCTCGGCGACCTTCTTCCGCTCCGCCTCGAGATCCTCGCGCGGCACGAGCGTGTACGCCTTTGCGATCGCCTCGTCCGTCGTCGCCTCGGCGCCGAGGCCCAACGCCGTTAGCAGGCCGGCCGGAACCGCCAGCGGAGCCGTCAGGCGCGTCTCGAGTGCGGCGAGCGCCTCCGGTTCCGCAGTGTCCGCGGGCAGGCCCAGGAGAGCCAGAAACTTGTCCAACATCGCTACCTCCTGGTCGATGCCTCCCGATCGCCGGACGGGCGGAATTGCTGTCCGTTCGGAAGCGCGTGATTCCGTCATCTGCTGAAGCTGAGAAAGAACCTCGTCGACACCCGTCCCGCCTACGGCAGGATGCGTCACCGCCGAGACTTCCATCCCCTCGAGACCCCTCATCAGAACTTCGACCGTTTCCCCGGTCTTTTTGTCCTTGCTCCCGACGCTGAACGGACCGTGCTTGCAACCGAAGATGTCCGCGTTGCAGACCGTGCAGACGTACTCCTCCGCATCCCATCCGATCGAGAACCGATCCATCGTTCCATCGGATAGGCTGTCGATCGCCCACGGCTTGACGGCGAGCAGCGTCTGCCGGATCGCCTTCTCGTCGCCGTCGTTCTCGAGCACCGATTCGAGAATCGTCCCGGCGCGATCGGCCTGCTTGCGAGAATGGTCCTGGAGAAACGGTCGACCGACGAACGACGCGGCGAACTGCTCGAGCTCGCCCTCGTCGAATCGGACGTAGTTCTTGTTTCTGCCGGTGCGGTAGACCCGAGCGCGAACCTTCATCGCGCGCGGCTTGCCGTTGACGCCGTCCGGCCCCGATTCAAGGATCTCGAGCGGCTTCAGGTCGGCGGTCTGCGTGAAGAAGCGTTTCACTGCGGTCCCCCCTGGTCGTTGAGAAACTCCGATACGAGCCCGAGATCGAAGCTGCCGAGATCCGCCTGGTATTCGATGCCGAGCGCGGGGGAGGTGAATTCGCTCGAGGCGAGGTCTTCCTGAACCTCTGCGGGCAGGGACGCGGAGACGTAGTCGTTCTCGCGTGCCTCGCGGCGAGTGATGGGTTCGGCGCTGCAACGGCAGTTCCACGACCAGGGCGGATAGATTTCCGGGTGTGCGTTCTTCTCGAACGTCAATCCGTCAAGCGCCGCGTGGGACTCGCGCACCCGGTCATCGCCCACGGTGCCGTACCTCCACCCCCACAGCGCGCCGCCGAGTGCGGGGTCGGTCAGCTTCTCGTAGCTGCCGCGGCCGAACGCGCTCTGAAGATTCGTGCGGAAGATCGTCTCGAGATGCGCTTCCGAGAGTCCGAGCGGCTCGAACGCGTCGACGAATTCCGACAGCGTCATGCCGGATTCCGCCGCGCCTGCGAGGGCATCAAGCACGTCCTGCAACGCGCCCATCTTCGAGACGTGCGCAACCGTGAACGCCCGCGACCGCGCCTCGACACTCATCTCATCGAAGACTTCGCGGGAAGTCGGCGCGAGCGAACGGAGGAACCGCACCGCCTCGAGAAACGGCAGATCGATCCACTTCGCCGGCATCTCAGTCCTGGCCTACTTGACAAACCCAATTACTTGTGTTATCATGATAATCAGGAGGTAACGAATGGCTATCTACACGGCGTTTGGTGGCAAGGTGGTTCTGATCGACAGGGTGTGGTTGGTGCCAGATCACTACACCAACCCCAAGACCGGCAAGCCCGCGCCCGATCCCGAAGGCGGGGAACATCCGCACGCTCGCGTCGAGGTACTGTGGCCCGATAGTGGCAAGAAGAGTTTCCTCGAAGACGCCTGCGCATACTGCGACTTCCGGGCTGACAACGGCGCCGTGGAGATCTCCAAGACGATGGCGATCCATCTGGCGAAGGGCGTCGAGCCGCCGGGAGCGGAGCTGTGACCTACCTGCTTCGCGACATCGACCCGGACTTCTGGCGCCGCGTGAAGGTGAAGGCCGCAAAAGAGGGCGTTCCGATCCGGAGCCTTCTACTCTCGCTTCTGCTGGCGTGGCTCGGCGGTAAGATCTAGTCGGCATCTCAGGAATTCCTTCCGTGAAGCCGAACGAGCAGGATCTGCTCGCGCAAGGTCTGCTCGAGGTCCGCGACCTTGAGCTCCGGGTACAGCTCGACGATGCGCCGCTGCGCCTGCGCGAGCGTCAGCCCGTCCGCGACGGCCTGCCGCAGGGCAGCCCGGATCTTCGACAGCCACGCCTCCGCGAGCGGCGCGGCGGACTTGATGCCGCGGGAGGCGAGCTTATCGACGGCGGCTTGCTTCGCGCCGGGGGAAGCTGGCCGGCCCGCGTCTGCCATGATCCGCTCCGGCATGTCGCGCGGACCCTCGCTGCGATCCTCTTCGTCGCCGCCGTCCTCTTCTCCGTCGGTGCCGCCCCCGAAAGACGGCACGGCGGTCGCCTGGACCGGTTGCAGCACGTCGTCCTCTTCCTCTTCGCCCACCGGCGCCGCGATCCCGTAGTCCTCGCGGATCTGCTGCCTCGAGGCTGTCAAGGACGGGAACAGCCGGAGGATTCGATCGGTGACTGTCGATTCCGCGTTCATGTCCCGCGGCAGCTCGACGTCGAACCAGAGCGACGGGACCAGATGCTGCGCGACCGCGTCCCAGCCAAAGTTCCAACCGACCATCGGC